CCGATCTCCAGCGTCTGTGTGCCGCCATTCGCCAACACCAGCGCCCGCCGAGCCATCGCGCGCAGCTCGTCGCTGCCGAGCTGAAACTCGCCCGTCTCGAACCGCGCCGTCAGCGGCTCGCCCGAGAAAGACGACAAGCGCCCGTCCTTGACCGCCAGCGAGTCCGGCAGCGAGGACCACAGTGCCGGATCCTCCAGATTGCCGACAAACGTCTCAAGGTCGGGGATATCGTCGAGCGTCAGGCCGAAGGTCTTACCGCGGCCGAGCGCGTCCAGCTCGATATCGGCCACGCCCCACATATCAAGCGGCACCGAATAGCGCAGCTGGCGGTTCGGCTTTCCGCCATGCCCGCGGCCACAGTAGGACCAGATCATGTGGCCGCGCTTGGAATCGATGTCCGCCCAGCCCTTGTCGCCGTAATTCTCATCGAAGTCGTCGGCGAACCATCGGTCGATCCGCTCGACCCCGATCTGACGCACCGCAGCGCCATCGAACGCACACCAGCCCGCCTCGGGCGAGTGAAACACGGTGAGTCCGCGATACTCGTTGACGGTGGTCGGCACACGACAGCCGTAGCGGCGCTCCTTGACCTCGAACGCGAACAGCGCCGAGCCGCCATACTGCATCGTGGCGACGCCCGCCTCGCAGACGATGGTCCCGAACCATCCTCCCGTCAGGCCGTTGATCTGGCCGATGTCCTGGACCCGCTGGAAATCGCTCTGCCCGCTGGACCAGTTGGTCGGGTCTACGAGACCGTTGGTGAAGCCCGGCCACGCCACCCGATAGGCGTCCGTGCCGTCGAGATCGTCCGTCGTGTAGGCCCAGACCGGGAAGTCACGCACCTGTGCGATGTAGCGCGCGATCGGCGCCACGCCTGCCGCCAAGTCGGTATAGTCGCCGCCTGCGATCAGGTCCCGCGCCTGCGTCTCGTCAACCCCGTTCACCCGGATGTCGAGATCGCCGAACTGGAGCCCGCGCCAGCGGGCCGTCGTGTTGTAGTCGTAGGGCGAGCCCGTGACGTCGGTCAGCGCGCCCGTGCGCGAGCTGACGAGGTAGATCTTGCCGCCGAACGCGACGAACACCTCGTAGTCGCCCGACAGCCGGTGCGTCGCCCAGAGGCCCTGGATCGGTGCGGTGAATGTCTGATCGGTCGCCGGCAGCAGGCCGCGCTGCGGCAGCCACTGGCCATTGGCCGGGATGGCATTGCGGACGTCGAGTAGGCCCTCGCTCCCCAAGCGCCCTGCGTCCGGGGTCCAACTCGCCAGAGGGATGCGCATCAGAGCGGACGGATGCCGTCAGGCGGCGGATAGTGGCTGCCATCAAGCTCCAGCCAGCCAACCTCCGCGCCATCAAGGTCCTGCCACCATCCACCGTCCGACCACGGCGCGAGCAGCAACGCCTCGGACGCGTCATCGCGCGCCATGCACGTGTTGCTCTCCAGCGCGTAGGTCGTCTTGCGGCCAGGGAAACAGGAGCCGTGCTCGGTGAAGTAGGCGGGCGGGCTCATCGAATCACCGCCGCCCGATTGGCCGCCAGGATCGCCTGATCCGACAAAGCACCCCATTTCGCGGCACCCGCGGCGTCATCGGCGAACGGGGCAAGGTGCTTCAGGACCGTGTAGAGATAGACCTGCGGATAGGTTGTCAGGACCGCCGTGCAGCTCGTCTCGTCCGACAGGCGCGGGACCATGCCGTAGTAGATCCACCGCACCTTCAGGGGCGTGTCCGTGGTCGGCTTGGGGGCAATCTGCACCTGTGCGCCGACCAGGGCGTAGAACATCGGGAGTTGCCCGCGGTAGGTGCACGCCAGCCCCGGCATGACCTCGGGATGCCGCTTCATCAGCGGCGCCGCCTCCTCGCCGTCTTCCATCCGCTTGATGCTGATGAGCTTGCTGCAGTCGTCGGGGATGGCCTCGTATTCGGCGGTGAAGGTCGCGGAGACGCGCTTTACCCGCTCGGGGACCCAGAGGGTGCGGTCAAGGTCCGTCTCGGCGAAGCTAATCGCGTCGCGGATGATCTGGGGGAAGTTGGAGTCGCTCGAGCCGCCGCACCATTTGGCAGCCTCGGCCTGGAGCGTGGCGTAGTCGGTCGCGGCCATCAGAGACGCCTGTGATTCCCGTCTGTGCGAAAGGCCCGCAAGTCAGGGTCGTTCAGCAGGCTGCCGATCGCCTTCTGGTCATCCCAGGCATCGGCGGGGATGCGGTTGAGCAGGAAGCTCACGGGGATCTCGGCGACCTTCTGCCAACAGCCGGTGCTGTCCCCCATCGGCGCCCGGCGCTCCTGGTCACGCATAGCTTTCAGGCGGTCGAGGAACTCCTGAGAAATCCACTCCGAGGTGCTCCACCGCATCATCTGGCCGTCCATCAGCACCTTCGTGCGGGCACCGTCGCGGTCCATGACCCAGCCGTTCGCCAACTGGTCGACGAGCCGATACTGGGTGCGGTGCGCGGTCCCGTACTTCTCGCGCGAGGGGCGGATGAGGTCTGTCGTCATATGGTCAGCCCAAAAGAATCGCGGCGAGGAATATTAATCCCCGCCGCGATTATCCATTCCCAGTGGGATAGGAATTAAGAGCTATACGCCTCGGACAGCCCACCGATGAGCATGAAGCTCAAGGGATTCGGGACTTCGAGCGTGAACTCACCGACGATCTGCTCCTGGTCGGTATCGCCGACCTTCGCCAGTCGCTCGGTGAACCAACCGCGGCCCGGAAGGGAAAGCACCTTCGGACGGTAGGAGGGGCGCTCGTCGAAGCCCAAGATGCACTTGTCAGCCCACGACGCGGTGTACTTGTCGAGGGTCGGCACCATCATGAACTTGCGCTGCCCGAAAACGCTCTTCCAGATCGCCACGGTGGTGGCGACCGTCACGCCCTCCTGGTTGGTGACGTCGATCTGGGCATCGGCCAGCGACTCCACCGGAATGGCGTTGTCGAAGTTGCGCTTCTGCGCGCTACCCATGACGAGCAGCGAATAGTTCGCGCCCTTCTGCCAACCGGCCTGGGACACCGTATCCATAAGATCGGTATCGAGGGTCTGGTCGGCACCGTAGACCACGGTGGTATCGCCATCGCCGGACGGCGCGGTGCCGCCCGAGGAGCCGATGTCGTAGTTCACGGCATAGGTCTGGATGCCGCCCATCTCGCGCGGGTCGGTCTTCACCCACTCCTGCGGACCAAGAACTGCGATCTCCAGGTCGCACTTCAGCTCCAGGCCCTTGTGGACGCGCTGCCAATCGAGGGTCGCCGAATTGCCGGCGACGTCGACCGCCTGCGCGGTGCCGGACACACCGTACGCCTCGTAGAAGATCTCGCAGGTGTTGGCGATACGGCTCGGGCGCACAGGCGTGGCATTAGTCGCCACGTTGCCCTCGTTCGCGGGCGAACGACGCGGCGCGCGGATGTCGCTTTTTTCCCAGTCATGGGAGATAGCGTTGCTGGCCGTGCCGGTGCCGAACCACGACAGGACGGGCGTCGAGCCCGGGTCCATGCGGGTAATCACGTCGGACAGGTCTTCGCGCTGCCCAACGACGGCGCTGCCACCCGTGGTGATCAGCGCACCAGACTGCGTAGACATCGATATTCAACCTTGTGCCAGGGGGTGAGCCCCGACCGTCAGCCTTGCCTTGCTGCCTGTGCGGCTCGGCGCGCCTGCATCAGCGCCACCGCGTTCTCCGGGGAGGCGTTGGCGTTGTAGGCGGCCTGCGCGCGCCCGAGGGCGGCAGAGGATGGCGACGGGGGGCGGACTCGGGAGGCGCCAGCCTTCATGACCCGGATCTTGCCGGTGGCGTCGGGCTTGGGCGCCTTGTCGGAGGCGAGAACCTTGGACTGCTCGGCAACGAGCCCGTCGTACAGGGTGGCCTTGCGGAGAAGCTCGAACACAGCGGGGTGCATGACCGGAACTTCGGGGTGCGCTGCATGGCCCATGGCGGCGACGAACACCTCCTTGGGCATGCCGGCAGCCTCCGCGGTGGCCATCATCGCGCGGACCTTCTGGCCGCCCTTCTCAGGGTCCAGAAGCTCTGCATGCTGGCTCGCGATATGCTGCTCCAGCGCCTGCCGGCTGTTCAGCCACGCGGTCTGGGCGGCTTCCAGCGACTGCTTGTCGGCAGCCTCGGCATCCGCCTTGCGCTTGGCGTCCAGCTCGGCCTTCTCGGCCTTGGTGACGGCCTGCGCGCGCTCCCATGACTGGTAACGCGCCCATTTCAGCGGAAACCCGTTCGGGTCGCGCGCCGCCTCGGCTTCCCAGTCGATCTTCGCCCACTCCGCACCCTGCGCGTTGAGGGCCTTCTCGACCTCATCCACCGACTGCGCGTAGCGATCCCGCTGGGCCTGCGCTTCCTTCAATGCCGTGGCGAGCTGCGCCCGCTCGGCCTGCATCCCGGTATCGAACTCTCGGGCCTTGTCCTGAAACGACTTGCGTTCCGCGTCAAAGGTCCGGCGCTCATCGGCGAGCGCCTGCGTCTTCTTGGTGTAGTCCTTGTGCCGGAGCACGCCCTCGGCGAGTTCCTTGGCCGTCCACTCGGACCCATCGGGCAGGACCAGCTTGCTGTCTTCGGCAAGCTCGTATCCGTCGCCTGACGGCTCTTCGGTGACTTCCTCGGCTGTCTCGTCCGCAGTCGCTTCCGCCTCGGGCTCTTCACCCTCGACGCTTGTCGCCTCTGCCGTCTCCCCTGGCTCGGGGTTGGACGCTTCGGCTGCCGGCTCCTCGGCAGGGGCTGCGGGCGGTGATGCCGGAGCATTCACCCGCGCGGCCTGCATCTGAGCTACGGCATCGGCTAGCGATAGGCCGTGATTGGGCTTGGCCTCGGCTGGCGCCGGGGCTGCCGTCGTCTCGGTCATGTAGATGTCCTGTTAGGTGCGGGACTTCTTCGCGACTGCCCCATCCTGACGGAGGCGGCTTAGTCGCGCCGTGACGCCCTCGAGCGCCTGGCATTCGAGCCAGAGCTTCTCGCGGGCGGCAGGTTCGGTGTCAGGCTTGAGCCATTCGGCGAACAGCTCGGCCCGGTACATCTCGACGGCACGCTTGAAGGCCGGGTCGGCCAGCATGGCGGCGGCGTGCTCGCCGAGGTTGATGCGGTCTTGGAGAGGGGTCATCAGTACCCGCGCATCGCCGGGTTCGGCATCGGCTCCCGCGGCGCCACTCCGAACGCCTCAGCCAACAGCCGGGCCAGCTCCGGGTCATCCTTCTCGGGCATCGGCTGCGGCTGCGCCTGCATCGCGCCATGCCGCAGCAACGCCTGCAGCAGCATCCCGAGCGCGCCCGTGTTGTCGGTCTTGCCCACCGGCAGCGGCATGCGTGCATTCACGTTGCCGAACCCGCCGAGGCTGCCCCACTCGCTCATCGCGACGCCCAGAAGCCCCGGCTCAGCAGCCGCCTGCCCAGCGGCTCCTCCGCGGGCGCTGCGGGGGCGACGGGCGCCGCAACCGGCGGACGCACGGGCATCGGCTGCGGGCGCAGCGGGGCGGGGCGCGGGGGCACTGGCGTCG